CCCCATCAGGTGACTCTGCAAACTTTTCTGCTACCTCAAACATCTTATCAACCCATACTTGGGCATCAGCATCAGTCCACGACAAATAGAACTCTGCATCAGATTTTGCCTGAGCCTCATTCTTAACTCCTTCAGCCACCTTGCCTGATACAGCAACTGACTTCTTGTTTGTCTTCTGGACGACAGCGGGAGCAGTAACCTTCTTTGTAACTTGTTGTGAGGAGTCATCGTCGATCATATCTTCAGGCTGAGTTTGGCCTCGGTATATATGGAATCCCAAACCGAAAAGTCCAATGGTCTTAACCAAACAACGCATCTTGTTATCGGAAATATCCCTAGATGAAGGGTTGGGTATCGTCTTGTTTGCGTAATTCATAACAGGCAACCACATTCGCCTAGTAAGGCCATGTATCTCAACCTGACATACAACAGACACTGATCCGTCTTGGTATACCTCATTGTCTAGATAAGCAAAGGTAGACTCTGGATAATGTTCCATGAGTAAAGCCCAAGCTTCATTCCAAGCAAGGTAAGTCAGTCCGTTCTTGCTCTTAGCGTTCTCTGAGCAGTCAACCTGAGACAGGTTTTTCCAGATAGCCCCATACGTTATCTCTGGGTATTGTTCTTTCTTTGGCATGTCGCACTCCTAGTTTTGACTTGAAAATGGATTCTTTTTAAACCCTTTAAATGTGTTCCTATACTGCAAACCTGACTGTCCAAACTTCTCTTCAAACTTCCCCTCTATCAACTGAACAATCTCAATAGGCTCTACTCTGTAAAATAACTCCGAATCCATACCTGTGATAAATCCAAACTTACAGGATATCTTGAAGCTACTCCCTACTAACTCCATCTTTAAATCTGGTATCTTTGTTATAGACCATACTGCAACCATCTTTAAATATGTTTCTTCATCACTCCCCATCATGCTGACTTCTCCCTTGCATACTGTGGACACCACTCATTTACGCTACACCAATTCTGTATACACCTTGTCGGCTCACCTTTCCTAACATCGACATGGTGCTTCTCAGGCTCTACGGATATAGCTTCGATAAAATCATCCGCATCTTCGTGAGAACTCAGAACCCTTACAGCCCTCTTTCTTCCTTTCTTCATTACCGCAAACTGATCCTCCTTCTTCCACTTCTCAGCATCAGTACACCCTTCCAACTCTTCCCCAGTAATTCTTTTGAACTCTGCTTCTTGATGAAGTTCAACTCTTTTTGCAACGTATGCGTCTTGTTCAGCATCAGACCAGAGGGGTATTAATATCATCTTTATTGGTGATTGAGGGTAAGTAGAATCTTCACTTGCTCGTCTGCGTTGCCAATCCCGTATGATTGCTATTATTCTTAACTGCTTAACAGCAACATCCTGAGACTTTCTGATCAGCCACGCATATAGATTAAGTTGATTGTGCCATTCCTGCTTGCTGTAAATAACTGACCATACAGACGTAACCTTGTAGTCACTAACGATACGCCCATCAGGTGTTATCTCTTGCAAGTCAACAGCACCAGAGATAGTCCAACCAGAAACCTCAGCGTACATTCTCTGTTCGCTTATAACTTTATCTTCTGACTCGACAGCCTTTTCAAACATGTTGTGTACAGAAGTCCCAAACCTAGACCACAAGAAGTCAACAGCGTCTTTTTGTATTTTGTCTGCATTCTCTCTCGCTAATACAGCTACTTGCGGTGAATCAATAAGCTGAGTCACTGACCTGTTAGATTTTCCCTTGGTGTAATCGTCCTGCGTTAAAGCAGAAACAACTACGCTTGGAAGGTTAAAGTTATTGGTTATCTTCACTGTTCTACCTTGTCCTCCATCCTCCAGACTCTTACGCCCAATCGGAATGGTTCATTCTCACGCCTAACACTAAACACCCAGTTTTCATCAATCGCTGATTGAGCCGAATCGACATACCTAACTATAGATGACCTAATCGCGGCTATCTTTGGCTTCTGCTCTTCTTCACTTGTCTCTATAAAGAAACTCTGCCCCACCTCCATACTACTCATCACACTCTTCAGTTCGGGGGGAAGCCTTTCTCCTGTTCCTAGTCTTCGGTCTTTCGGTAAAGGAATATCGTTCTCCAAAACCAGAGTATTCGGATTTGATGTATCGTCCACTATCTTCGTCATAAACAAGCTCTCCATCTTCTTCTGCGTCAATTAAGTATCCACCTATTTTGCTCACCGTAATGTTCCTTTAGTTGGTAAATTTCAGTAAATAGTATATAGTGGTAGACATCTTACAACGGGAAAAGTAATATGACAACAGTTAATTTTGTGATACATGGTGAGCCTGCTAGTAAAGCTAATTCAAGACAGCTTGTAACAATCAGGGGAAGGCCTGCTTTTATAAAGAGCAAAAAAGCTAGAGATTATGTTAAACTTTTTGATCAGCAATGCCAGACCTTGCCTGATCTATTAGAGGGAGACTTGGCAGTAGTTATCAAGGTTCACTACGCCTCAAGAAGACCTGATCTCGATGAATCTGTAATTTTAGACTGCATGCAAGGAAAGATTTATGGAAACGATAGACAAGTCAAAGAGAAACATATCTTCTGGGCGCTCGACAGGGAGTCACCCCGATCAAATATTATCGTTATGTCGCAGGATGATCGTGCAAGCATTGAAAGATATCTACGACAGCAACGAGAAGATTAGCTTTGAAGCGGCAAATTACTTTGTTTCTAATGATCACGATATTGTTTGTGAGAATGTTGGATTAAATTCAGCAGAAATAAGAGATGATGTTATTGAAGCGTTGAGATTCGGGGGCGTAAAAAAGCAAAGAATGATCAATGACATTGTGGAAATATTAACGGAAGGGTTTAAGGAGCAGGATGATCTCAAGGGGTAGGAATATTCCTAGTAACAGGAATATTCCTGTTAATTAGGATTATATTTCAAACAGGAATCTTCCTAAAGGAAGATATTATAATCACATATTTCAGTGGAGTGCAAATATGAATGATCTTGATTTAGGATATTTTTTCTCAAATATCCATGATGATTGCAGGGTTCAATGCCCTGAATGCTCAGATGAGCGTAAAAAGAAAAATGTTAAAACACTTAGCGTAACTATAGATGGATCGGATTGCCTTTATCAGTGTCACCACTGCGGCCTTTCAGGAAGGTACAACAGACCATCAATCGTAAAGCAAGTTCAACCGCAAAAAGTGAGGGCGATATCAGTGCCAAGCACATCAGATCAGGAACTAATCAATAATTATTTACTCAGCAGGTCAATCGATCCGTTATCTGTAACAAGTTACCCCGTAGTATCAGGAAGAAAATATTTTAACGGCTCTGGCGAGATGGATGCCATTGGTTTTGTTTATGGTGATCGTGAGGCGGTGAAGTGGAGATCAATTCAAGGCAAGAATTTCACTCAAGATGGTGCGGCAAGAACGCTTTGGGGGATTGATCAGGTAGAAGATGATGCCAAAGATATTATATTTGTTGAGGGTGAAAGCGATTTGCTTGCCTGTGCATCAGTAGGGATAAGGAATGTTGTCAGCGTCCCCAATGGTGCGCCCCAGAAGGTTAGCAATAGCAAAGTAAACCCAGAAGAAGACAAGAAGTTCAGTTATGTCTGGACTGCAAGAGAGAAGCTTGAGAAGGCAGAGAGGATAATTCTGGCAATAGATTACGATGAAGCAGGGATCGCCTTGAGCGAGGAACTTGCTAGGAGAATCGGTAGGGCTAAGTGTTGGACTATCGAATACCCAGAGGGATGCAAGGACTGCAATGACGTTCTCAAGCACCACGGAGCAGATGTTTTAACAGCCCTTATTGATAACGCAAAGCCTGTGCCTCTTGAGGGTGTTTATTCTGCGGATGATTACACTAAGGACATCGAACACCTATACAAAGAAGGGATTGTCGGTGGCGCATCCACTGGACTTGCAAGTGTTGACGGGTTGTTCACCGTTGTTCAGGGCCAGTTAAGTATAGTGACTGGGATTCCGGGATCGGGAAAAAGCGAATTTATTGATCAGATTATGGTTAACTTGGCAAAAAGAGAAGGTTGGAAGTTCGCAATTGCAAGCTTTGAGAATCCACCACCATTACACATTGCAAAGTTATCTGAGAAGTATGTAGGCAAACCATTCTTTGATGGTATGACTGAGCGAATGAATGGGGATGAAAAGACTGAAGCTTTGTCTTGGGTTTCTGATCACTTCTTATTTCTGGAACAGCGTGGCGGTGAGTCAGCTACCATTGACAGTATCTTAGATAGAGCAAAGCAAGCAGTCATGCGTCTAGGTGTCCGTGGATTAGTTATTGATCCGTACAACTACATTCAGCAGAGCAGTGAAGTCAGTAACGAGCATCAGGGAATCAATGAGATGCTAACAAGGTTGGTGACCTTTGCGAGAGCGCATGATGTTCATATCTGGTTTATCGCTCACCCTGCCAAAATGATTACCAATCAGGACGGCTCTACCCCAGTACCAAAAGGCATGAACATCTCAGGGTCAGCGGCATTTTTTGCCAAGGCAGACTTGGGCATAACCGTTCACCTAGACAAGGATAAGAATGTCGAAATCCATTGTTGGAAGTGCCGATTCAAATGGGTAGGCACTACTGGTACAGTAAACTTAGATTATGATATACCGACAGGGAGATACTCAGATGTTTCCTATGGAGATTTTGAACCTACCATGAGCAAGGGGCGATCCAATGACTGGCACGAAACAGGCGATGACTGGGAATTCTGATATAAAAATAAATGAGACAGGCACTAGGGAGTTACATCAGCGTCACAGAACTGCTTTAGAGCAGGGAGAGGGCGCATTCCTTAGAGTTAAGGTGACTGATCAGCTTTATATAGATAAACTTTTACTGTCTAAGAATCTTGATCTGCAACAGCACTCGACAGCCGAATGGGTCTTGAAACAGGCTATGCAGGCCAATGTCTTTGTGAAGTCACCCTCCATGATGGGGACGTTTGGTGGAGGCTCTGGCGATAAGTACACCAATGGGCTTTTGATATTTTCTAGGACAATGCGTAAAATAAAAAACAAGTTTGGAGTTGAGGCGGAGAAGATTGTCTTTGACATTGTTGTTGATGACTTAAATATAAAGGATAAAGAAAAATTAAAGACTTTGCGAAGAGCTTTGGATTTTCTTTCTAATTAACATATTGAGAGCAAGGGAGCTACCGGGCTGTTGTCTCTGTGTTTAACAGGTTAAATATTATGAGTAAAGGATCAAAGCAGAGACCCACTAACAAGATAAAATTTGATGATTCTTGGGATAGGATTTTTGGTAAAGAATGTTCTCAGGACGAGAAAAAGAAAGGCAAAAAAAAAGCCCCACCCCTAAAAAAGGATGAGGCTTTGGTGTTTACATTTAATTAATTTTCAAACAGACTCAAGGACATCAGATAATTCCTTGAGTATTCGCTTGGCTTCTTCTCTGACGGCCAACCTAAAGTTAATTGCCGTTGAGAGGATCATGTGGGCTAATTTCCGATTGTCTAAATCTTTAAACGCCTCTATCTTATTGCTTTCAATGTGGCGCAGGACTACATCCTCATCCCAATCAGAGAATTTATCTCCCCATTGAGGGAATGGAAGCATAAGGTATTCTGCACTCGCCCATATCATGTCCTCTGTTTTCACTTCATCTGCCATATTTGTTCTCCTTCTCTTCATCAATCATAAGTTCAGATTCATACAAAATGTAAATCATCGAAACAACAAAAACCAAAAACATCGCGCTTAAAATAATGCATATCATGTTCATAGATCATCCTCTTCTTCTCGCATAACCTTTCTTATTTTAATGTCACAATTTCTATCCCACAATTGAGTACCCATTGATCGCTCAAAAGAACCCATCGAATCAAATTTATGACTGAAGTAAAGGCAATCATAACCGCCATCATCATCAATTGGCACCCTCTCCATAACTTCAACAACATAGAAGCTAAGTGAATCGCGGGATGAATCTCTTTCCTTTAACGTGTTAAATAGAATAGTGGTATCTCCCTCACAAGATTTGCAATACGCCCTAGTGTATGGAGTTACAATGTTTGCGCCTCTCTCATATTCAAAAATGTTATTGGAGTATGGCGTTATATTTGGGATAGACCAGTCACCATCATCCCAGATTGGTGAGCGATCCATAGTCACGTTGGGGCTTCCGCAGTACTTGCAAGACGCGATGATTGACCGTCCGTTAAAATCAACTGTCTTCATATTTTTTCTCCTTTATACTATCATCTAAATAAGTGTTAATTATGTAGTTTGCCTCAGCACCAACATCATGATGCCGCCTCAGCGCACTCGCCATTGACTTACGCAATTCATGTTTATCAATGTATCTTTGACCCTTTGATACAGCATTAATTCCAAATAGATGCCGCGTTGCGTCCAGTGTTCTAAAATATTTTTCCATGATTCTTTTCCTTAACAGGTTAATATTAATGGCCTATCGCTGTGTTCTGTTGACACTACAGGCGCACAAAACACAGCGGTAGGTTAAGCGGCTAATGGATCATCATTAGCCAGTATGTAGTCAATGCCAGATGCCTTGAGGTTCTGCCTGTAGTAATAATCAGGCATCACGACCAGTATCAGTATCGCGCCAGACTCAGCACAGATGCGGTAATCATCAGCCCCCATCTCGCCATCAGTAAATATCAGGTGAATGTCATGCTCGATGCCGTTCTCTTCAAGCCATGCAACACTTGATGCCATGTATGTGCCGCCACCCTCGACAATATCTATATCGAGTAACTCATCGCCAGACATAGCCTCATCGACCTGAGTAACATAGTGACCGCATTGAACCAAGGTCACGCCTGCACTAGGTGAGAGAGTATCAACCAATGATGCGGCCTCAGTCATGAACTCGTTCACTCGATCAGGATACTGCTGTACTGAATAGCTTGTATCCATCGTGGTAACCACTCGATTGAACGACCCAATGCGACTAGGTGCGATCACACCAGTGTTAATGTATCGCCTGCGGTTGATGCGCGACCACGTTGACTCCTGTCCTGCTGATACTCTTGTAACCCGATCAGCCAANTCAGCCCTCCAATCGGTAGCTGAGGCAGTGCCGCCATTCATTCTAGATGCGCCAACCAATCCCTCTGCGATCTCAGGCTGATTATGCTCACCAGACTCACGACTATGTTTGACCTGACCAATGGCCTGATCTATAGCGTCAGCGATACGGTCAGCGTCCTCGCTCTGTGCAACATCCTGCTCCTGCTCAGTACCGTCATACTGTGGCACTAGGTGTGTATCTATGCCCTCATTAGACGCATTCTCCAACGGATCAGTCTGGTCGCTGTTGTCGCTGTCTTGATCGCCAGACTCATCATTGTCACCCTGACTCGCTGACTGCTGACCTTGATTCCCACCGTCATTAGAATGTCCGTTACCATTACCAGTAGAGTTACCGCTAGAGTTATCATCTTGATCTTCATTGCTGTTATCCTTTGCTGAGTTATCGGAAGAGTTTGGCTGATCATCACTGTCATTAACCAGTTGCATATAAACATCATCGACTAATTCGTTGCGGTCAATACTGCTATCGAGCAATCCCTCTGGGATAAACTCAAGACCATGTTTAACTAGGTCAGCGTTGATCACATAGTCAGCGGCCCTGTTCCAGACTTTAGGGCAGTACTTTATCTTGCTGACCCCGACCTGACGGAAAAACCCACGATCAAGAAATGCCTTGCCTCGCTGAGGGTGACGCAAGACGATGTGCGATACCTCATGAGCCAATAGGAATGCTCTCTGCGAATCACTAGCAAGGCCTCTGAAAAACTCTTTGTTAAGGTATATGTATACCCCATCGGTAGCACCAGTGGGGATAGCATCCGTCCAGATCACCTTAGTTGCCTGAAGCAGTGAGTAGTACACTTGGGCCTTGGCTTGCAAAATAATCAAGGCCTTAACATACGGCTTAGAATTAGCCTGCTCAGGATAGTCATTGGTGAATAGCTGTCTTGCATTTAACCTGTTCATATTAAGATACTCCCAAAGTAATTAGATCATGGTATTTAGCCAAGAATTGATTGACCAGTGGTTCGTTAGATACCCACCCATTCTTTCCTGCTACTGTCAGCAATCTCACGCCTAGTGACACTTGCAAGTCGGTACGCAATCTCAGGATGTACTTGAATGCCTGACCAATGCTATCGCCATCAGTCGCTGAGGCAATCGCATTATGCCCTGCAAGCATTTGATAGCCTGAATCATCAGGCAATATGCATGACTCTGGATTTGACTGTATCTCGCGCTCATTGGGTACTTGATCTCGCACCTTGGCGTAGGTGCAGAGTAACTCAGTAGCACTACTGCCAATGTTCGCAGAGAGAAGTGAACGAATCGTTCTGTTTAGATATGCATCCTGACCATTGGTGTTAAGGAATGCGGTCAGATGATCAGACGCTCTCACTGCTGATCTGGGTGAGCAGTACTGCTCATCAGTAGCAGGCACAGAGTCAGCAAAAAACTTAATGTCACCGACACTGTTAGCAATAGCACACTCGATAATCAATGGATGAACACCGTTCGCATACGCCCATTTACTCCATGCTGTAATGCTGAATTCCAGTTCAAACATCAGCACTCGATCCAATAGGTGAGAGAGAAGTCGATTCGCGCCAGATTTGTCTTTGGTGCGGTTACCTGTACCCACGACGACCCAACCAGATGGCAGAGGCCATCCACCAATGGAATGCTCAGAAGGGTCTAGCGTATCGCCTAACACTTTTTGCATGTCATTGTTGGCCTGAAGTATCTCATCCAGAAGTAGCACCCCATGTGCCTTNCCTGTACGCTCAATAGTNGTAATCAATGGNGGCTTAGTGTTCTGGGTGGTCAGGTTACCTTCGGCATCCTTGAACGGTAGTGCCACGCCTGCGACCTCACAAGCGTCACGACTNGCCAATCTTTCAGTGACAAACCCAATGTCATCAGGCATTAGGCCTAATGATTCAGCGACTGCGGTACGCAATATAGTCTTGGCNAATATAGTCTTGCCGCCACCTGTCATNCCAGTAATTATGAGTGGCTGAATAACCTTTGCACCGTAAATTATCGGTAAGGTCTCAGTCAATTCGGTGATGTTGATTAGTTGATGTGCCATGATTATGTTCCCTTTAATTAGTTAAGATTAGTCGATTAAGTCGGCAAGTAATCCACCGGCTAGTGATTGGTTGGTTGATTGAATTTGGTCAGGTGATACTGGTTGAACCATAGCACTAAGGCCTTTGCTCACGACCTTGGCCGCATCAATAGATTTAGTTCGAGCGTAATCACTTTGCTTCCATCTATCGACAGACTGTGATGCTATCTCGTTATCGATGCGGTCAGCCATCGCAATAATGCGAGGATCATTGTCATAGCCATTAACTAAATCGCGGAGCATTTTGCTGTGCAGTGCAGAGAGTGATACCAGTGTTTCACTGAGTCGCTTTCCCTCACTTAACTGCTTGATCACAACATCCATATGACTCTTGGCGGCTTTCATGGCCTCTGTCTTGGCTGATTCTAGCTGACTCGTAAGCTTGTCATTAGATGCCTTGGCAATGTCATTTGCTAGTGAGGTAGGCAGTGACCCGAATCTATCCATATCAATGGGGCTGATACACTCAGGGTTAGATATAGATGCCTTGAATCTATCGCGCACCTCGCTTGAGGTAAGGTACTTTATTTCAGTACCGAACTGCCCTGCTCTTGACTGAGCGATGTTACATAGATGATCCCAGTGCGGTAGCAGATCATCAAGCGCAGACTCAGCCTCTGCCTTAAGCAAATTCAAATGATTCAGCACCTCTGGTACTCGTACCACTGGTATCAGTCGCTTGCCACGTTTTTGCATACCCTCTTCAGCCTGCGAAAATGACAGAGTATTCTGATAAAGATAGGTGCGAATGCGCTTGTATTTACCCATGACACTTTTTAACTCGCCATGATGCATGCCCAATGCATTGATATACATTCTTGCGCCTGTATCTTCGGCCCCTGCCTCTTTCTCTGCACGTTCTGCGGCCTCACTAAGTTTAGCTATGCCATCGTAAACTGCCACGCTGACAGTCAATAACATAAAGGCATTACATGCCCTGCTATTGAGATTTGATTGATCTTGATTGATTAGATTTGTCATACGGTGTTCCCTGTATTGATTAAAAAAAATAAGCTGTCTATATACTAGACAACGGAGATTGGTTTTTATTCCATTTAATTTTAATTAGTTATCTAGGACGCGCACCTCAGCGCGTTTCGTCTGGTTACTAACCAGTACTCATCAGCTAGAATAGGTTTGTGATTACAAGATAAACCACTGTTACTGCCACCCACAATAGGATGGCAATGGCTAGAACATCAGGTTTAGTGTTCATGCTGACACCTCTCTTTTTAAATGAATGATTTCACTGGCAGTTGATTCAAGATTATAACTACTGATTACAAAGCCACCGCCAAATGACTTGGCCTTGTACACTTTGAAGCATAGTTTTTTAGCACGTTTTAATGCTGTCTCGTATCCCTCAGCATAGCTACCAAATGCCGTCCAATGAATGACGTATCTGGGGTTCCCGTCCGAATCACAATTGACCCTGTAAAATTTCTCGCCAAGTTCCTGCTCCACTTTATAGTCTAGGTGCGCTGAGTTCATGATGATATTCCCTTTATTGGTTTAAGTAAGTTGGTATTGATAAAGCCACCCTTGTGGCCTTATGACTAACAACTATATAGAGAGCAACTAGGTGTGTTCCTAGTAAGTGAGTCGGTCTGAATTCGTATCAGGTTCACTTGGCCTGTCTTGATATCGGTCGGCCTGCTTCTATCTGGTTGGTGACTCTCTACTCGCCTAGGGCTTTCGCTGTCTGGTCACTTACTCGCCTAGGGCTTTCGGTTGCACAATCCGTTGCGCTTATTACTGAGGCAATACTATTCTCAATTAGTTCAATATTAATTCAAATTAATTTTAATCAGTGGTTATTGGTGCTGTATTTAAAAGAGGCTTACATTAAGTAATGACGCTAAGTCACTGTAATCGTTGATGTTTATTCTGAGATTTGTCGAGGTTTCGCTCGTAAGTCATTGATGTTAAAAAGGCGAATTTGCGTCTCCCTGCGTTTAACAGGTTATATGTATCATCATGAGGGTTTAGCTAACCACGCTTAGAACGCATTACAGGCCCACTCTCGACTATCCACTGTAGACTAAATCATCACTATTTATCGCACCTCACTACAGGAATATACTGACGTTTTTATGTATCGGAATAAGTAAACATGGCGAATAAGCTTACAGGTAAACAGATGGCATTCTGTAGAGCGATGGCATCAGGGACAATGACCCAAAGCGCGGCATATAGAGAAGCGTATGATGCTGACAATATGGCATCAGCATCGGTCAGGGTTGAAGCGTCTAGGCTATTGGCGCTCCCTAGCATTACCCTAATGGTTGAGACACTAAGGGCAGGCATAGAGGCCTCTATACAGGCTCAAGGCCTCTCAGACAGAGATCGAGTTTTGGAGAAGCTTAGAACGTGGATCGATGATGCCTCACCCACTGATTCTAATAAGCTTAGAGCGGCAGAGCTACTAGGTAAATCGGTAGGATTATTCAAAGAAGTGACAGAGACAGTGTCAATAGATAGGGATGCTGATATCGTTGCCAGTGAACTGGAACGCAGGTTAGAGTCGTTACTTGTGACTAGTCAGGAGCAGGATTCAGAGCAGGTTATCCCCAGTGAGACCGATTCACTGCACTAG